GGTTTAGACAACTTGTCAAACGAAGTGGGTAAGTTAAGATGTACTGTCAGTAAGGGCTAAGGGCAAAAGTGTCCACCAAAACATGGGAAAATAAAAAAACAAAGGGGGTAGGGAAACTTTGGGTAAGTGGACAGAAAAAAAAGTGTCCACTTGTCTACCCCTCTATATATATATATATAATTTATATTTTCTTATATTATAGTGGACATTTTCTGGACTAGACATTACTGGTGCTTGATCTTAGGTAGCCCACTTTGTTTGACAAGTTGTCTAAACGCAGGACAAAAGTACACTTTAGTGATACAGGACGTACCACAGCGTACGCTCAGGAACAGGATAGTTTCTCTTCCATCTTGTATTGCTTTTGTTTGAATAAGAATCGTGCTTTGTTCTGCTCACGAATGCGAGGGTTCTTAACTTCACGACGTTTGCTGTCACGCTTGGTTATTGCTTTCATTACTTGCTCCTTTTGGTTGATGGTTCTCTTCTGGTACAACTGTTCTTTACATCTTCCCAGCTTGTTTCTAGGATTGGTTTCTGTTCCGTAGAACAAGATTGTTCTACGGGGTTTTCCATCTTGTACTGCTTGAGCCGTAAGAGTACGGCTGTGTTAGAACTTCTGGTATTTGATGCCATTACTTTCTCCTTAATAAAAGATTACAAAACATACGACTGCATATATCAACATCACATAAACAAACCCTCGATCAATGCGATCCATGTCGTCCCACATGAATTGCTTTAGCTTACTAAACAGACGACCACATGCCTGCTTTAGCTTACGAAACTTACTGATCCAGATGTCGTAGTCCTTACGCTGTAGTACAGCATCATGGCGTTCGATCCTGTCTTCAAGAGATTGCTTCCACTCAGCATATTCACTCTCAAACTCGTACGGCGAAGTGAGATACCAATCTTCTTCAAACTCTTCAAACTCTGATATCGCATGGTCTAAATCCTCCCATGGTTTATTCGCATACACATTGGCAGTTGTTCCAGTCAACGTGCGTTTATAACAACCTTTAACATAGGCTTTGTTTGCTACTGGGTTTGCTAATACTGGCATAACATACTCCTTATAAAAGATAAAAAAAAGTCGTAGAACAACTTGTTCTACGACACACAACACACAACGTACAACAGGTGTTACTTGATCTTAGTGATCTTGAAGTGCTTCTTGATGAAGTCTTCTTGTGATTTCTCTGCTATGAATCTAATCTTCTCAGCAGGTGTCATCTTACCGAATGGCACGTTGTTAAGGTTTCGCTCTGTCTTGTTGCGAGTGCCTTTATTTTGTACTTTCGGGTTGACGTATAGATCACAGTAATCCAAGTAATCTCTCTTCAACCACATCACTATAAACTTACACTCGCTACTGGTTTCCCTATTGGCTACTACGTTTCCATCAGCGTCCAACTTGTTTGTAAACCCGATCCCGCCCTCCTTGGTTATGTAAGCCCAATACTTTTTCTTTGGGTTCTTCTTGGTTGCTCTCTCACATAATACTGGTGCAATGTATTTAACGATCAGATCAAGTTGACCCGCATAAGACGTCTTCTTCTCAACTGCAGCCTTGAGGATCTGTCTATTTTCATCGACCTTGTCGCTGTGTATCTCTACGTTTTCACAAGCAGTAGTCAATGTATGCTTTTGTTTAACTACTGGTGTTGCTACGAATACTGCAATTGCTTTCTTTTCCATGTTTGTTGCTCCTTGTAAATTGATTAAGCCGTAGAACAAGTTGTTACACGGCAGGGTGTGATCGAATTAATTCTTAATCACCCTTACAGTATACCATAAGGGGTATAGCGGTCGTCTGTTCTACGGGGGCTTCATCAATATCAATACCCCACCCCACCCCCACCACCCCGTATACACAGGGCTGTGTGTATATGTATATAACAGTAATCCGCACAAATTTCAGAAAAAATGTAAAGCCATGTCAAACATTAGACAGCACCCGGCCAAAAAAAACCTCGTTGACTAGACGAGGTTTCTAAAACACGACAAAGAAAGGAGACTACGAGAATAAACATATGAAATTCTCAGTGCTTGCGTAGCACATAAAGATAGAATACACTTACATAAATCGTAATGCAAGAATTAATTTACGCCCGAGGGGAACTCGCTTGTTTGAACATTTAATAGATGACACTACTGAACCTAAAGTTATTGATGATCCAAAAGGTAACTTCGTTACAACACGTAAGGCTACTCCAGAACAAATAGTTGAAGGGCAAAGCAATACAGCCGAGTGGCTAGACTCTGTAGGTGCAGCAACTGATGTAGCTGTGACAGAACAGGCACAAGAAACTCAGGCACGAGAGGCATTCCATTCTCTTTCCACAAACGTAGAGACAGCAAAAGTTTCACTAACAAAACTCACGACACCTCCTGCCGTACAAAAATTAGTAGGTATGTTAACTGCATACGACTGGTCATTTGTTGAGCAGGCAAAAGAACTAAGAGGGATGACAGTTGCAAAGATCCTTGAAGAGACAGACCACCCGGATGCTAGAATCCGGCTAAAGGCTTTAGAGTTACTCGGTCGTGTCACAGAGGTTGGACTATTTACAGACAGAGTAGAAATTAAAAAAGCTGAGATAAGTGATACAGAGTTAGACAAAAAGATAAAAGAAAAGTTAAATACATTAGAAGCAGTAATGCCTAAACCTGTAATCAAAGATGTGACCGACGTAAAACCAAATGCTAAACCTAAGCGAAAACGACGTAAATAAATTATTAGCTACATTATCTTCTTCTCAAAAGCTAGAGTTTTTAGAAGAACTCGAAGAACAGGAAAGAAGATATAAGCTACAAAAAGCAAAAAAATCTATGCTAGGTTTTGCTGACTATGCGTACCCCGGATTCAAAGAAGGGGGGCATCATAGAACATTAGCAAAGATATTTAAAGATGTAGCAGACGGTAAAAAGAAAAGAGTCATTATTAATATTGCCCCACGTATGGGTAAGTCAGAGTTCTCGTCTTATTTGTTTCCCGCATGGTTTCTTGGAAAGTATCCTACTAAGAAAGTAATTATGGCNACCCACACTGCAGGACTATCAGAAGACTTTGGTAGACGGGTAAGAAACTTAATTGTNTCTGATGANTATAAAGAAGTGTTTCCTGANACNCAGATAGCAGAAGATCAAAAAGCTGCAGGCAAATGGTCAACGTCTAGTGGAGGACAGTATTACGCAGTAGGTGTGGGCGGCGCGTTAGCTGGTCGTGGTGCGGATTTATTTGTTATTGATGATCCGCACTCAGAGCAAGACATACAAACAAATAGCCGATCTACATTTGAGAATGCGTGGTCATGGTTTCAAACAGGCCCGCTACAACGATTGATGCCGGGAGGAGCCATTCTAGTTATTATGACTAGGTGGAGTCTAATAGATTTGACAGGTAAGTTGATGAACTTTCAAATGCGTAACCCGGAAGCTGATCCGTGGGAAGTAGTTGAGTTACCTGCGATACTGCCATCAGGTAAAAGTCTTTGGCCTGAGCAATGGCCTGTTAAACAACTAGAACAAAAGAAAGCTGCCATTGACCCAAGATTTTGGAATGCACAATATATGCAGCAGCCAACAGCAGACTCTGCTGCGTTTATTAAAAGAACGAGCTGGCAGATTTGGGAGAAGGATGAGCCTCCCCCATGTGATTTTGTGATCCAGAGTTGGGATACAGCACACGAAGCAAAAACAACAGCCGACTATTCTGCTTGTACTACATGGGGAGTTTGGTATGATGAGGAAGAACACAACCGTCCTAGTATTATATTACTAGACGCATTTAAAGATAGAATGGAGTTTCCTGAATTAAAAGAAATTGCATTAAAGCATTACAAAGAGTGGCGACCGGATTCGTTTCTCGTAGAGAAAAAAGCAGCAGGCGCACCGCTAATACAAGAGCTTAGAAGAATGGGGATACCAGTAGATGAGTTTAGTCCAAGTCGTGGTAACGATAAGATATCTAGGGTAAATGCAGTTTCTGATTTGTTTGCTTCTGGTATTGTATGGGCGCCGGATACTAGATGGGCAAGAGATGTAATTGAAGAGGTTGTTAGTTTTCCAGTTGGAGAACATGACGACTATGTAGATACAATGTCACAAGCGTTACTTAGATTTAGAAACGGGGGGTTTATAACTTTACCTTCAGATGAGCCAGACTCTCCTCAGTTTTTTAAATCAAGTAGAAGAGCCGCATACTATTAAGGATATATTATGGCAGTGGAAAAATCTTTATATCAAGCTCCGACTGGAGTAGAAGAAGAAATAAAAGATCAACTAGGGGAACCCGATTTAGAAATAGAGATTGAAGATCCGGAGAAAGTTACTGTACGTGCAGGTGATATGGAGTTGGTTATTGATCCAGATGCTGAANCAGANGAAGACTTTTATAAAAACCTTGCTGAAGATTTAACTGGNGATGAACTAGAGTTTCTTGGNACTGACTTATTAGAAGAAATAAAAGGTGATNTAGGTTCACGAAAAGATTGGGAACAAACTTACAAAGAAGGCATTACTTTATTAGGTTTAAAGTACGAAGAGAGAACAGAGCCGTGGAGTGGAGCTTCTGGGGTATTTCACCCAATGATTACAGAAGCGGTAGTACGTTTTCAAAGTGAAACTATTATGGAGACTTTCCCCGCACAAGGGCCAGTCAAAACAAAAATTATTGGTAAAGACTCTACAGAAAAAGATGCTGCGGCTAAACGGGTTAAAGAAGATTTAAACTATGAGTTAACAGAACGTATGCCTGAGTTTAGAACAGAGCATGAACGGATGCTTTGGAATCTGCCTGCTACAGGATCAGCTTTTAAAAAAGTTTACTTTGATCCTTCACTACAAAGACAGACATCTTTATTTATTCCTGCAGAAGATATTATTATTTCTTATGGAGCGTCAAGTATTGAAACAGCAGAACGTGTTACGCACCGTATGTATAAAACTAGTAACGAGATTAGAAAGCTGCAGGTTGCAGGATTTTATAGAGATATAGAGTTAGGCGATCCTCCTAAAATAAAAGACGAACTACAAGAAAAGAAAGATGAGGAAACAGGATTCTCTAGTGCTAACGATGATAGGTATGTTTTATATGAGAGCCATGTTAATTTAGATATTGTTGGGTATGAAGATGAGGATGATGGCAAACCTACAGGCATAGCCATTCCATATGTAGTTACTTTAGTAGAAGGTACAGGAGAAGTATTGGCTATTCGTAGAAACTTCTATGAGGATGATGATACAAAAGCAAAACGAAATCACTTTGTTCACTACATGTATATACCGGGATACGGTGTGTATGGCTTTGGATTATTCCATTTAATCGGAGGCTTTGCTAAATCTGCTACGAGTATTATGCGTCAACTTGTTGATGCGGGTACTTTAGCTAATCTTCCCGGTGGTTTAAAAGCTAGAGGGTTACGTATAAAAGGAGATGACACTCCGATTGCTCCGGGTGAGTTTCGTGATGTAGATGTAGGTTCCGGAGCTATTCGAGATAACATTCTTCCGCTTCCGTATAAAGAACCTAGTGGAACGCTGTATCAGTTACTAGGAACTATTGTTGAAGAAGGTAGAAGATTTGCGTCTACAGCGGATATGAAAATATCAGACATGAGCGCACAAGCTCCTGTAGGAACAACCCTTGCTTTATTAGAAAGAATGTTAAAGGTAATGTCTGCGGTGCAAGCCCGTGTGCATTATTCTTTTAAACAAGAACTTCAACTATTAGCAAATATTATTAAGGACTATTCAGATGATGAATATGAATACGATCCTAAAGGCGCACCTCGTCAAGCTAAAAAAGAAGACTATGATGAAGTAGAAATTATTCCTGTAAGTGATCCTAATGCTGCAACTATGTCACAGCGTGTTGTACAGTATCAAGCAGTTATACAACTAGCACAAGGCGCTCCACAGATTTATGATTTACCTGCACTACATAGACAAATGTTAGAGGTGTTAGGTATTAAGAATGCAGCGAAGTTAGTTCCTGTTGAAGATGATTATAAACCTCGTGATCCTGTGTCTGAGAATATGGACATTATTAATGATAAACCTGTAAAAGCGTTTATATATCAAGATCACGAAGCACACTTAACTGTCCACATGACAGCTATGCAAGATCCAAAGATACGACAACTTATGGGACAAAACCCTAAAGCAAATCAAATGATGTCAGCACTACAGGCGCATATAGCAGAACACGTAGCGTTTGCATATAGAAATAAAATTGAAGAACAGTTAGGCGCTCCACTTCCTAAGCCTGATGAGGATATGCCTGAAGAACTTGAACTACAAGTCTCTCGTCTTGCAGCAGAAGCAGGTAAACGATTACTAACAGTCAATCAACAGGAAGCCGCACAACAACAAGCTCAGCAACAGGCTCAAGATCCTATTGTTCAAATGCAGCAACAAGAGCTTGCTTTGAAAAAAGCAGAGTTTGAGTTAAAGAAACAAAAGATGATGACTGATGCAGCCACTACCGCAGAACAATTAAAACTTAAAGAGAAAGAGTTTCTTGCTGACACTGCCGCTAAAGCAGATGAATTAAAGTTAAAAGAAAAAGAAATATTAACTGAGGCCGCAGCTAAAGCAGATGAGCTTCGATTAAAAGGAGAAATTGAAGGAGTAAGAGTTGGAGTAGACATAGGTAAAGCAAAAGATAACTTACGTCAAAGGACTCCTAAATGATAGATGCTTTTACTAGGGTTATGAAAGCTAAGATTCAAGAAGATATAAATCACTACTCTGATGCAGTCACATCAGGTAGTTGCAAAAGTTTTGATGAATATCAAAAACTCTGTGGGCTGATTCAAGGCTTACGCACTGCAGAGGATCACTTACTTAGCCTTGCTAAACAAGTAGAGGAATCAGATGGCTGATAATGACGACACTCAAGCAACACAATTACCCAAACCACAAGGCTGGCGTATTCTTTGTGCTTTACCAGAAATAGAAGATACTTTTGGTGAATCCGGTATCTATAAACCAGATGCTGTAATGAAACAAGAAGAGTTTGGTACAACTGTTTTGTTTGTTGTAGAGGTTGGCGACTTAGCGTATAAAGATAAAGAAAAGTTTCCAAGCGGGCCGTGGTGTAAAAAAGGTGACTTCATCCTAGTTAGGTTGTACTCAGGTACAAGATTTAAAGTTCATGGTAATGAATTTAGAATACTTAACGACGATCAGGTTGAAGCAGTTGTAGAAGATCCACGAGGTTACTCTCGTGCTTAAAAGGAGTAGGACATGAATGAAGCTGTTAAAGATAATGAAGAAATAGAAAACGTAGAAGAAACAGAAGAAGTTGAACTTGTTGAAGAAAGTGATATTGACTTAGAGATTGTTGATGACACTCCTGAAGAAGATCAAAATAGAAGACCTGTTTCTGTAGAAGATCCATCAGACAATGAGATTGCCGAGTACAGCGATAAAGTTCAAAGACGGATGAAAGAACTGACACGAGCTAGGCATGATGAGCGTCGAGCTAAAGAAGCCGCTCAACGAGAAAAAGACGAGGCTGCAAGATTAACTGCACAACTATTTGAAGAAAATAAAAAACTTCGTAATCAATATAACTCTGGGGCTAAACAATATGGCGAAGTATTAACGTCTAATGCAGGCATGGAGTTAGAAATGGCTAGACAAAAACTTCGTGCAGCACAGGAAAATTATGATACTGATGAGATTATTAAAGCTCAAGAAAATTTAGCTTCAGCAAAGTTTAAAGAAGAGCAAGCAAAATATTTTAAGCCACAGGCTTTACAAGAACCTAATAATCAGGTATATAATAGACAAACGCCTGAAAATGCGGTTAAGTTAAGTGATGATGATATTAAATGGCAAACACGGAATCCGTGGTTTAACTCAAATCAACACATGACTGATTATGCAATGCAGGTGCATCATTCGTTAGTCAACTCAGGTGTTACAGTTGGTACGAAAAATTACTACGAGGATGTTGATTCTCGTATGCGAAATGAATTTCCAGATTATTTTGGAGATGCACGGAAAGAACCGAAAGCAAAACCAGCTACTGTGGTAGCCGCACCCTCTCGTACAACGGGTAAAAAGAAAATTACTTTGACAAAATCTCAAACAGCAATAGCAAAGCGGTTGGGGTTATCAAACGAACAGTACGCTAAAGAAGTCCTTAAATTAAATTCGGAGTCTTAATATGTCATCAAAAAATAGTCGTGAATCAAGAAGTTCAAATACTCGTGAAACTAAAACTCGTGCTGTATACACGCCTTCTAGTTCATTACCCATACCTAATAAACGCCCCGGCATAAAGCATCGTTGGATTGCTACGCATGTGCTTGGGGAATCTGTACAGAGTAATGTATCTAAGAAAAATAGAGAAGGATGGGAGCCTGTGAAAGCAGACGACTATCCAGAGTTAAGATTAACTGGTGATGTTAACGGTAATGTTGAACTTGGTGGTTTAATGCTTTGCAGTATACCTGAAGGTATGGTTGAAGCTAGAACAGAGTATTTTAAAGATAAAAGCCAAGCTCAAATAGATTCTGTTGATAACAACTTTATGCGTAATAGTGATCCAAGAATGCCTTTGTTTAGTGATAAAAAATCATCTACTACAAAAGGGGCAGGATTTGGATCAGGAACTAAATAACTTTTAGGAGAAATTAAATGGCAGCTACTGCTTCCCCTTTCGGGTTAAAGTCTACCAATATGCTTGGTGGTACACCCAATCATGGTGGCGCCATCAGAGAATACCCAGTCAAAGCTAATAATACGGCTGGAATGTTTTTTGGTGATGTTATCGCTTTAACAACTGCTGGATTGCCTGTGGCTCGTACAGCTACACCTGTAGCGGTTGAATTTACAGGAGATTCTACTAACGCTACTGCTGGTATTATGGGAGTGTGTGTTGGATGTAGATATGTTGATGCTAACGGTATTCAACAGTTTGCACAGCATTTACCAGCTAATGCTACTACTGCTGGCTTTACAGATATATTTGTTAGAGTCAATGATGACCCAAGACAGCTATATCAAATTCAAGGTAGCGCTGCACTAGGAACATTTAATAGTGGTACAGCAGGTTCTGGCTTTGCTGGCGCTGTTGGTAAAAACGCAGC